AAGAAGGTGGACTATCTTACGATAATCCTCCTCCAGCTGGGTTGGTTACCAGCCACGTCCCTTAAAAGGGACGTGCCCTCCTAGGCTTGGTGCTGACGGCCATAGGACGTCCGGAACGCACCAAGTGCTCCCTGTCTTGAAAAGGGTCATCCCCTCTTTTCAGGAAGAACTTGAGCAGGGCCCCGTATCCATCCAATTTACTTGGAGGGATTTCGGCCTGTACTACATAGCCCGTGACAAGCGGACTATGCAGTTTTGGATCATAGCTCTGGGTTTCGTAACCCAGAAAGCTATGACGGCCCAGCACAGCGCTCGTATCAGCGACAACGGGATACAGCAGCTGCCCCTTTGAAGAGGTCAGCAAGCTGCTCAAGAAGTTGTCCAGATACTCGACAGTCTTCCAGTAACCAGCCTTATAAAGCTGGTTACGTAATGAGACTGTCGATATGAGCGCAGGTGCATCCTGCCGTCGGGTAGGTGGTATTTCGCGCACGCGGACGATTGATACGTCCTCACCCGCGTAATACTCCTTGCCACAAGACTCCCTGAACCTTCCGGTCCAGTAAGACTTGTTGGTATTGACCCGAAGCCCAAAAGCTTCGAGCTTCCCAACGACGGCTTCGGCGCAATCTGCGGGGACAATGATATCATCCCCGTAGACGCGCACCCTACCCGCAAGACCATGGATGGTCTTACGGGTCATCTGGCGTCTGAGCGCATCTTCGATCCCGCAGAGAACGATGGCCGCGAAGACCATCGCCTCTGCAGGAAAGCAGAGCGCTGAACCCATGGACGCGAACTTGGCAAGGCGTATAACGCCAAAGCCAGGCACATCGGCCTTCCGTGACCTACACGCATCGATTGCCCCAGAAGCATGAGGGAATCGTTCGAGAAGGACACGTACGAGCTGATTCGAGACGCGATCGGAAGCTTCGCTGAGATCCAGCGTCGCGAGGTCCCCTGTAAGGGACCCCTTCCGTGCCATAGACCTGTTAGGGTCTTGGTCCGAGAATCCGATAATCCACCTGTAGGGATTGTCATGGCCCTCCAGGTGAGATACAAGAGACTCAGCTACGGCCTGCTGCGTGTATTGCATCGCAGTAGGCTCGACAGCTATGACTCTCGGCGTCTTGAGCGTCTTTGGAACGGTAATGACCCTTACGGGCCTTTCCGATCCAGGTTCGAGGATGTCCACATGGTCGAAGTCCTGGTATGCCCCCGCGTGAGGTGCAATAAAGCCCTCCAAAAACGGGAACCAGGCTTCCAACCGTGAGGTCCACTCACGCTGATCATACTTCTGGTTTCCCAGAAGCTTGTCAGCAGTGGTCCCCGGTCCATGTTTCGGGACTACCCTGTCCTCGTAGATATCTCTATCTACGGCTGTCAGGACAGGGGCCCAAAGCAAACCTGACACGCGCCGAAACTGATCAAGATCAGCCTCAGTTAGCGTATTGTCGGTTTGCCGGACATCCTTCTCACACTCGACGTACCGACGGATCGCCGCTCTAGTGCGCTCTTCCGAGCACTCTAGATTAATCTTCGCGAACATCAGAGTAATCTGACGTATCGCTTGGATGGCGTCGATTGACGGTTCGTCGAGCAGACGACCAGAAGAGCGGTCGAACACAAGACCGAGAAAACCCGATAGAAATATCGGGAGCTCTCCTGTTGACTTGCTTCTCTCGAAGCCAGTAAACAGACGACGGTCTACCCTTCTCTGGTCAAGAGCTTTTTGGAGATCTTGACCAAACGTGGGTAGGGTTATCGTTAGAAACGATAACCCCTCGTGTTCGACACGGCGCTCGATCCTTTTGAGATCGAGTGCGGTGCTCACGCCACACCAGGTGCCCCTATCAAGGAGCACCTCCCGCAAGAGACACATGAGGCTTTTCATGGCCCCCCTTACTCGATGGTAGGGTGAGTCATCCCGAGCCTCGTTCATGTGCCGACCTGATTGGTCACCCCAGGGGAATCTCCCCTGGGCCAGACCCGGCCTAAGCCTCCCGGCTAAGGCTTACGACTCGCCACCAAGGAACTTGGTGACGTTCGCACCGGAAGACGCAGTCAGCCACGCCGTCAAGGCGTCGATGATCTGCTTCTGCTCGACGACCGTGAAACCCACGGGCGGAACATCCGCAACGATGTAAGTACTCATCGAATACGGAACATTCTGCGCGGGGAACAGCGGATCGGCGGCAGTCTTCCGGAAGTCAACGCGGACCGTCCGTCGGTTACGCTTTCCGTAAGCGGAACTGATGGACAGCTTCAGATTGCCGTCGTCCTTACTATAGACGGCGCCATTCTGATTCGTGGTGACGCGCGGAAGCGCGTTCGCCACAGCGTTGACAGTCAGGGACTGGGGATCGGTGAACAAGGCATGACTCCTGCGTGGTTGTAACGGCATCCGACACTGGTTGTGTCGGACTGTCGTTTGGTGCGGATGCAGGCATGGCCCAAGCCAGGATCATAGATCCTAGCCCAACCACTCCTGCTGCCGTGAACCAGATAAAGCATCCAGAAGATGCCTTATCTACGAACGAATCATCGCAAGATGAATTCGCTTCGTCAAGCAGCCGCTTAAAGCGACTAGCGAGGGTCACAGCATTCCCTGGGCTCGGCTCATGCCGAGAGCACCAAGGATGGCCCATTGGCGAGTGGTGAACTTGCCAATATCCAGGCCAAACCCGTAAGGGGTCGCTCGAGTCCGCATCTTCACTTCAGTAGTGAAGGTTTGGCTTCGAGGCCCGCCAGTGCCTCCACGAAGAGAAACACCGTCGAGCAGGTAGGTGTCACTACATGTGTATTTACACATGATGTACCCCCACCTCAAGACAAGGCTGTCGTTGGACAACGCGGTCATGTTGTGGAACACATCACCGGCATTGCTGACCCAATCAGCAGCCCAACTCCAGGGGGTAAGCTCCCAGAAGAGCTCGGGTGAAACCCGAGTTCCAAAGAGCCGGTTCAACCGACTCTCAGCCTGTCTCATGCGTCCAACGGCAGTATCACCGTCGGGGTATGCATAAGTATAGGCACCGGAGAACCAAAATTCGTAACTTTCGTTACGAGTCTTGGTCAGCTTACCCGGACCCTTATCATAACAGCTTGGAGCCAGGATCCGAAAACCCGGGCTCCCGTAAGCATTGCTGCTTACAACTGTTGTGGTAGTGGTCCTCTCTACCGGAAAGGTGTAGCGTCGCCTGATAAGGCGACCGGAGTCACGCTTTAACTGATCGATCTGCTTAGATGCAGTTCGAGCAGCTTCTCCGAATTTACGGAGATCCGAGACGAACGGTTTCATGCCAAATTCGACATTAAGGTACTCATCGGCTACGCCGATGGGACCCTTACGTCTAATGGCATGACCAGGGAGGCGCGGAAGCCCCTCTCTGAGTTCGCCCAGGAATTGCGCAGCTCCAGCTACCGGATTCGTCGGAATCGTCCTTGCAATCGCTGTAGTCCCTCTAATGATCGAAAGATCAAAGAGGGACGTAGGTACAGCGGGATACAAGGGCGATGCTGATCCGACGTTCTGGTCCATAGCAACCCATGGACCACGATACTGGTACCGGTAAATGCCATCTCGAACATCCAGATTCACATCGAGATCTCTCTCGTGTGAGTACTTCTGGGTCTTCTTGATAGACATAAAACCGGAAGTTCCCAGATCCGATTTCGAAAGGAAGTCATACAGGTACTGGCCAGGGCCGAAGCCCTGGCGCTTAAGTTCCTGAAATGACAACCAATTCGAGCCTTTCTGAGATGTGGTGGTCTCGCGTCCGTACTGAGCCACTGGGATTTGTGACGAGGAACTCGACACTTGTCCTGTTCGTGGATCAGTAATGGAGAGCGTATCCGTGACATATCGAGACTTAACGTACTCGAATGTCCGTGATTTCGTCTCACCGAACGGGTAGAATTGCGCGGTCACCATCCTGGAGTTCTCCTTGCGGGTACGAGAGGATGTACGGACTGGCCATAGGGAATATGGTCAGCACCGCATCCCCTCAGAGGATCACACATAGCGCAAGCCGTGTGTGATGGCGCAGAGCACCGGGGGGTCCCTTCACA